CGTTGTGGCTCAGCCTAGCGCCCCTGGTGCATATCCTACACCAATTTACGAACATCTAATGAATGCACGTGGCGGATATCAGGCATATGAATTAGCGCAGGCAACTAAACACGACGACAAGGCACAAAAGTATCTAAAGGAATCACTGATCAACATGATCAGTAAACTCCAATAAATTAGGAGAACGTAATGATAGATGCACTGAAACACCTCTTTGAAAACGATGTAGTTTCCCAAGAGATCAGGGCTCAAATCGAAGAAGCATGGGAAGCAAAGATTCGCGAAAATAAGTTAGCTGCTACAGCTGATTTACGTGAAGAATTTGCTCAGAAGTACGAACATGACAAATCTACAATGGTTGAAGCTATTGATAGTATGTTGTCAGAAAAGTTAGCAGAAGAAATTGCTGAATTTTCAGATGATCGTAAACAACTTGCTGAGGCAAAAGCAAAATATGCAATAGCAATGCGTGAAAACGCAGACCTAATGCAAAAATTTGTAATGGAAACTCTTGGTAAAGAAGTTGGTGAATTACACGAAGACAAGAAGGCAATGGCATCTAAGTATGCACAGCTTGAGGAATTTGTAATAGAAGCTCTTTCTAAAGAAATTGCAGAGTTCTACGAAGATAAAAAAGATTTAGCAGAAACGAAAGTACGTTTAGTACGTGAAGCTAAAGAACACTTCAAGAAAGTTAAAACTAACTTTGTTGAAAGAAGTGCTAAAGCAGTATCAGAAACAGTTGACAAAGCTCTTAAAGGAGAAATTGGACAACTTAAAGAAGATATTGAAGAAGCACGAAGAAACGATTTTGGGCGTAAACTGTTTGAAGCATTTGCTTCAGAATACGCAGGAAGCTACCTAAATGAAGCGTCAGAAACCGCAAAACTAATTAATGTTATCGCTATGAAAGATAAGCAAATTAGTGAAGCAAAAACATTTGCAACTAAAGCTAAAGCATTAGCAGAATCTCAGGCAACTGAGAAGAAGCGTTTAGTAGAAGCGGCAGAAAGAAAAGACGTACTTAATGAACTTACTGGACCTTTATCAAAAGACCAGAAAGAGATTATGACAGACTTACTGGAATCTGTACAAACAGCAAAACTACGTTCTGCGTTTGACAAGTACCTACCGGCAGTAATAGACGGGAATACTCCAGCCAAAAAGGCAATTTTATCAGAAGGCAAAGAAGTTACAGGCAACCGTGAACAAAGTTCACAAACTAACGTTAGTAGACAAGCAGACGCAGAACAATTCAACAGAAATGTTGTAGACATTGTGCGTTTAGCTGGAATATAATTTAAGGAGATATGAAATGTCAGAACTACTAGAAAGTCGCTGGCAGGAGACCAAAGGTGCACTAGTTGAAGGATTAACAGGAAATAAGAAATCTGTTATGGAAGCAACACTTGAGAATACTAGAAAGTATTTGTCAGAGAGTGCAACAGCAGGTGCAACTTCTGCAGGCAACGTAGCAACTCTAAATAGAGTTATTTTACCAGTTATTAGACGTGTAATGCCAACTGTGATCGCGAACGAGATCGTTGGTGTTCAGCCTATGACAGGACCAGTGGGTCAAATCCACACATTACGAGTACGTTACGCTGATGCCTTTACAGGTACAGCAGGCGGATCAGCGGCAGCAGGCGAAGAGGCTTTAAGCCCATTCAAAATTGCTGAAGGCTATTCAGGTAATGCAAATGGTAAAGCAGATCCAACAGCATCAAAAGAAGGTGTTGCTGGTAACAGACTAAGCATTCAGATTCTAAAACAAACAGTAGAAGCTAAGACACGTAAATTGTCAGCTCGCTGGACGTTTGAATCTGCACAAGATGCGCAGTCACAACACGGTATTGATGTTGAAGCAGAAATCATGGCAGCTCTTGCACAAGAGATTACAGCTGAGATTGATCAAGAAGTATTAACTTCATTAGCATCATTAGCAGGTACAGGTACTGATACTTACAACCAAGCTGGTGTAAGTGGTACTGCAACATTCGTCGGTGACGAACATGCGGCATTAGCTGTATTAATTAATAGAGCGGCAAACAGAATTGCACAAAGAACACGTAGAGGCGCAGGTAACTGGGCTGTTGTTTCTCCAGCAATTTTAACTGTCCTTCAATCAGCAACAACTTCAGCGTTTGCAAGAACAACTGAAGGTACGTTTGAAGCACCAACTAATACTAAAATGGTTGGTACATTAAACAATGCTATGAAGATCTATGTTAATACATATGCGGCAGACGACGATGTACTAGTTGGCTACAAAGGCTCAAGTGAATCAGATGCGGCAGCATTCTATTGCCCATACATTCCGCTAATGAGCTCAGGTGTTGTACTAGACCCAACTTCATTCGAACCAGTTGTATCATTTATGACTAGATACGGATATGTTGAGTTAAACAACACAGCGTCATCTTTAGGTAACGCGGCTGATTACGTTGAAAAAGTTGAAGTGAATAGCAACAACTTATCATTCTCGTAAGCA